CAACAAGCACTGAAAACTTTGAGAAGTCAGAAATCGTGCTGCGTGAAAACACAGCTGGTGCTGGTAATGAAGGCGCCAAATGGCATCAGCTTGGCAAGCTTGCAAGTGGTCTTTATCTTACAGCAATTGTAGGATCTGGAGCCAATGTGATTTGGAAGAATCTAGTTGCAGCTTTGGTCAAAGCTTATATTAAAGGGGATGATACATCTTTCATTGCTGATTCTCCTGAAGAACTTCAGTCTATCATAAGTGCATATGCTGATCATAATATAGAAGGGGGTGTTGGCAAGTTCGGCATACTCTTTAGTGCAAACGAGTTTTTGCGCACCTGGTATGGTGAAGATCGCTGCTATGGTTATCCAGCAAGGACAACACCTGGGTTAGTCCAGCGCAAACCTTGGTCTAATGAACCTTGGAGTCCTGAAAACACAATGCGTAATATGTGGGATCTAATTGTAATAATAGCTCGACGTCTCCAAGGTATAAGCCATGATGGTGATATCTTCCAGTTGTGGTTTACAGTTTCCAGGAGGTGGTGTAGTTTAAAGCATCTGCCTGAAAAGGCATTGAGCATACCTAAAGAATTAGGTGGCTTTGGCATTACCCCTTGGGATGGTGTCTCTTACTTAGAGCCAAAAATACCGCCTTTTCCAGCTGTGCAGATGAAAGTTACTCCACGCACAAGCTATACAGAACAGAGGATCCGTGATCGTGCTGCCTATTTCAATATCATCTTAACTAAGAATACCGCTGAGGCTCTAGTAAATGACGATCTTGTAACTAAGGTAAGCAGTGATTCGTACCCTAAGGTAAGACGATATCTCCGCGACACTTGGAATTTATGGCTGAAAAAGACTAAGTTCCGGGTTAAAGAACGGGAATCTAGAGTCGTTTTCAGTCAGGAAACCAACATATGGATGGATACCATTGAGTTTCTGAAGTTACATCACAGCAGCTACGGCTCAGCCAAACATGAATATGCAGTTTTCAAAAGCATTAGTCCTGTGTTGCGTGCTGGGCACATTCCAGTTAAACAGTTCATTCGTGATCATCCAGATATATTTCCAAAGCTTAACGCTGCTCTGATAAATGAGCGCGGACATATTGCTGAATTACTCGATTGGTATGGTGGCAACTTTTCTATAAAATCAGCTCAACTTCAGCCTTTGCGGAACGATTTAGCTTCAAAATACATTGCCTACAAAGTAAGAAATTATCCAAAACGTAGGTGGGCGCTTACTGCATTCGCTCGAGGTGCTGACGACTTGTTAGCTCCTATTTATCGTACTAACTGGTACCAGTGTATTTGTAGGTGGTGAGGGATCACTACTGAATCCGG